TGCTGAAACAACAGGATGCTCTTTCCCCCCACTGTTCACACTTGCGTGTTGGTCGCCGTGACTGTTTTAGCCGACACCATTGTTTCACTAGTTGCCGTTAGTACGCTGCTCAACCTATTCGATGATAGGTCGTCTACCCCAGTTCCCTGGTGTTAAATGCCCCGCACCTTGCAACAGGTGTACAGCCGTGAGTTTGCTGGTGTGTCGTCATCCCGACGAGTGTGCAGGTGAGTGTATCAGATGTTTCGTTGTTGTGCTACTATTTTTCGATGGCTCCTAAATCTTCTAAAAAAGTTGTTCCCGCACCGAAAATTGATTGGAGCGATAACCTCGCAGATTATAAAGATAAAGTTGTTGGTATCGCAAAGTCTACGGGTGGTGCGGTTAGTAGTGGTTTTAAAATGGCAGATAAGTTTTCTAAAGAGATAACTGGTGCTGCTGCTGTGACACGCGCTTTATCTAACCCGTCTAAATCTAATGTTGGCAAGGCTGCTTTAGATGTTGCTTTGTTTGCTGCACCTATTGTGAAGCAAGGCAAGATGGTTGGTCAGGCTGTTAGAGCAGGAGAAAATGCTGCTAGAACAGTTATCGCAAATCGTGCTGGTGCACAAGCCGCAGCGGAACAAGGTGTGAACTATACGAAGTCGATGATGTTGAAAGGTGGCAGTGGTTTGCTACATAGCGCCGCCGATATTTCTCAAATTGTTGGCAGAAAAGTGACAACTACTGGTCCGAAAAGTTTGGCTGCTGTGACCGCCGCAACACAACGAATGGTGAACACTGCTGGTGCTGGTGCAGTGGCTTCTTCTTTAGGGCAATCCGCCGCAAAAATTAGTGGCATGGCAGCACTACCGATTGCTAGTGCTATAAAAAATATGATGGGTTCCACCCCAAGCCCTGTGGCTAAACCTGTGTCTAAACCTGCCGCCCGAAAAAGTGCTGACAGTTACGGTTCACCAAAACCACAATTCCGTCGTAGCGCTGACGCAAACATTTCACCTGCCCTAAAAGCAAAAGTAAGCGCCAACGGTAATAGAAGTTCTAGTTACGCAAACTATATGGATGCCAAAGAATACAAATCTAAAAAGAAAAAGTAGGCGCATCCCGTATGGGGACTAAACGCAAAGTACCAACAGAAGACAAAGCACGATTCTTCGCAGCGGTAGCAGCAGGTTCATCAATCACCGAAGCAGCACGCATCGCAGGAGTACACGTCAACACAGGTTCTCACTGGTTAGCAAAATCTAAAGCCGCGAAAGCCAAACTGGACCAAGCAGTTTTAGAAGCAACCCGAATCCGAGGGCGCCAAGGTGGGGTGCAACACAAAACATATGAACAAGATTTAGACGACGCAACCGACCTACCACCAGCAATCCCACTATCACGCCTATGCCCAGAAGCGCAACGCGGATTAGAAGACTTCGATTTCTTTAGACGCCACTACCTTGGACGGGTACCGTCACCATGGCAAGTAGAAGCCGCACTAACACTAGTCAAACTGTTAGAAGAACCTGAAAAAGAATTCGTTGTACTCAACGTCCCACCAGGCGCAGGTAAGTCAACCCTGTTTCACGATGTCGCTGTATGGGCAATAGTACGCAACCGTGCCATCCGTGTGATGATTGGTTCCATTTCTCAGGCTATGGCTAAACAATACTCGCGACGAATCCGCGAAACCCTTGAACGACCACAACCGATACACCCCGACCCAGAAATAGTTAAAAAAGGATTAGCCGTAAACGCCGTAGGGTGTTTGTCTATCGACTATGGAAGGTTTAAACCATCAGACAAAGGTGCTTTGTGGCGTGCCGAAGAATTTGTTGTAGAACAATTAGACGGAAACGGGTTAGATAACAAAGAACCAACCGTCAGAGCATACGGTATTGACTCAGAATACATCGGACACCGAGCCGACCTATGCCTATTTGACGACGTGGCATCAGTAGATAACTGTAGAGAAGGCGCAACCCGTGACAAATTGTTAGAAAGATGGGACCAAGTAGCAGAAGCGCGTGTAGACCCATCAGGATTACTAGCAGTAGTCGGGCAAAGACTAGGTTCAGGCGACCTATACGCCCATTGCTTAGCCAAAATTAGTTACGACATAGACGAAAACGACTACGACGGCACAGATTCGACAACACCAGAATCTTTAGAAGCAACCGAACCAGTAAAGTCAAACAAATATAAACACATCGTCTACAAAGCGTACTATTCGGAACTAGACGACGGACCAATCACCCGACGATTCAACGCCAAACCGTACCCTGAAGGACCGCTGCTAGACCCGCAACGGTTATCGTGGAAAGATTTATCTTACATCCGCTACAGCAACCCAAAAACTTTTAAAATTGTTTATCAACAAGAAGACGACGCCAACGACACCAACCTGATTAGCCGAACATGGATAACAGGTGGTCTTGGTGACGACGGTGTGATGTATACGGGGTGTATCGACAACGACAGACTCCCAGGACAAATCCCTGAAGGCTTAACGCCGCCAGTATTGTCCATCATTACAGTCGACCCATCCCCGTCACAGTTCTGGGGTATCCAATGGTGGCTCTACCAGCCAACAACAAACCTCAGATACCTGATAGATGTAGAACGAGTCAAACTCACAGCAGAACAACTACTCGGCTACGACACCACAACCAAAGAATACTCAGGAATTCTCGAAGACTGGACAAACCGCGCTTTCGCATACGGATACCCTATCTCCCATATCGTTGTTGAAGTAAACGCAGCCCAACGCTTCCTACTAGCCCACGACTTTGTACGCAAATGGCAAACCAGACAAATGGTAAACATCATCCCACACACCACACACCGAAACAAATTCGACGAAAAACTCGGAATCGAAGCACTACTCCCACCGCTATACAGGTCAGGCGCAGTAAGACTCCCAACGATGCGAGGCAACTGGAAAACGTTAGCGCTAGTAGACGAACTCACCAAATGGACCCCAGACAAAAAAAATGGGACAGACCTTGTAATGGCAAACTGGTTTGCGGAATTGCACTTCCCAACAGTCAGCGGTGTCAAACTGCCACCAAGACAATGGCGTCCATCGTGGATGCTAACATAGTATTGTAGGACAACAAACTACATAGGAGTTTCCCTCAAAGTGCAAACCGTCGAACAAATTGTTTCCCTATATAACTCGCGCCGCGAAACACAAGGACCAGTCCTAAAACGCATGAGAGAAGTCCGCGACCTCGCAAACGGCGACATAGTAATCCCACTATCAGAACTAGACCGCAACGCACGAACAAACGTAGCCAACCTACTCGTACAAGGCTTAGACCAAACATCTATGCGTATCGCATCAACAATGCCTATGCCATTTTTCCCACCTGTGAAACAAGGCAACGTCGACTCACAAGAAATGGCAAGACTACGCAAAAAAATTGTTTTATCATACTGGGACCAAAACAAAATGGGTATCAAAATGCGTCGACGCGCACGACATTTCCTAGCATACTCATCAGCGCCAGTCATCCTCAAACCAAACTTCAAAAACTTGCAACCAACATGGGCAGTACGAAACCCGTTAGATACATACCCGTCACCATCCGAAGACCCAGACAGCCTAGTCCCAGACGACTGCATTTTTACATACACCAAAGCCGCGCAATGGCTAATCAACAACTACGGTGACAAAGTAATTGGAAAACTCCGAATGGGCAAAGTCCGATTCGACACCAAATTTACGTTACTCGAATACGTTGATGGCGAAGAAATAGTTGTATGTGTAATGGGCGCAGAAAACAGCGCAAACCTCACACCAATGGAACGAGCAGGCATCGAAACAGTAGAACTAGAAAGAATGCCAAACCGAACAGGAATGCCGTTAACAGTTATCCCACAACGCATCTCACTAGACACCCCACGCGGACAATACGACGGCGTACTCGGAATGTACTTCACACGCGCACGCTTACAAGCCCTCACAGAAATTGCTATCGAACGCGGCATCTTCCCAGACGAATACCTCGTAGCACGCGCAGGCGAAA